CGCGGCGAGTATTGGGCCGAGCGGTACCGGATCGCACCCACCGTCTATGAGTACCTGGACCTCGGCGACGAGGTGGGTTTCCGGCCGATCCTCAACTACCCGCGCGACCAAGTGGTGCAGGTCGCCGGCACCGGCGCCGCCTGCCTGCTGATCCACCGGTCGGCGCTCGACAAGGTCCGCCAGCGGTACGGGGACCTATGGTTCGAGCCAATCACCCACCCGGCCGGCAACAGGGGCCGGCCGCGGGCCTTCTCCGAGGACCTGTCGTTCTGCATCCGGCTGGCCTCGGTCGACGTGCCGGTACACGTCGACACCAGCGTGCGGACCACCCACGACAAGGGCGGCATCTTCCTCGACGAGGCGACGTTCGACCAGCAGCAGGGGGTGGGGGATGGCGCTCGGTGACCCGTACGCGACCCTGTCCGAGCTCAAGCAGCAGATGGGAATCGAGGCTGGGGACGAGTACGACGACGACCGGCTGACCAGGGCACTACTGGCGGCCACCCGGGAGATCGAAACCTGGTGCCGCCGCCAGTTCAACAGGGCAGACACGGCGACGCCGCGGCTGTACACGCCGCGCAACGCCCGATGTGTCCGGGTGGACGACTTCTGGACCACCGACGACCTGCAGGTCGCCACCGGCCCCGGCTACGGCACCGTGTGGGCATCGTCCGACTACCGAGTCGAACCGCTCGGCGGCATCGTCGACGGCCAACCGGGCTGGCCGTACAGCCGGATCGTCGGCGTGGGCAGGACCTTCGCCGCCGGGTGCGGGCCGACCCTGCAGGTGACCGCGCGCTGGGGGTGGGGCGAGGTGCCGGAGCCGGTCCGGGACGCCTGCCTGATCCTCGCCGCCGAAAGCTTCAAGCTCGGCGACGCGCCGTTCGGCGTCGCCGGATTCGGCGACTACGGCCCGGTCCGGCTGCGCATGAACAGCGTCGTCCAGACCAAGCTCGCCCCGTACCGTCGCGACCCTGTGCTGGTGGCATGATGGCCGCGCCGAGCATCCAGCAGATCCTCGACGGCGTGGAGGCCGTACTGCGCGGCATCGACGGCCTGCGCGTGACCGACTACTCGCCGGGCCAGGTGACGCCACCGCAGGCCATCATCACCGTCCCGCCGATCACCTATCGGCAGACGTTCGGGGCGCGCCGGTGGCAGCTGGACATGACGATCACCGTGCTCACGTCGGCGGCGCTGGACCGCGCCGGGCAGCGCCGCCTGGCCGAGTTCGCCGACCACACCGGGCCGAGGAGCATCTTCCAGGCGTTCGGCGGCGCCGGCGGCGGCGTCGACCTCGACGGCCTGGTCGAGGTCGCGTACATCACCGGATTTGCACCGCTCGGCCTCGAACAGGTGGGCCAAATCGGATATTTCGGCGGCGAGTTCACGCTGACCGTGGTCGCTCCGGGAGGGTGAGATGGCGACGATCGCACTGCTCAACGTCGCGTCGTACGTCGACGGGCACGATTTCACGGGCGACTCGAACAGAGCCCAGCTGACGCTCGGCCGCTCGGCGCTGGACCGCACGACCTTCCGGGGCGGCTGGACGGAGCTGGTCGGCGGCCTGCGCACCGTCGAGTACGTGCAGGCGGGCCACTGGTCGGCCGACTCGGGCCTCGACGAGGCCGCATGGTCCCAGCTCGGGACGACCCACGTCGTACACACGCTGGCGCCCGAGGAGGTGCCGGGCGGTGTCGCCTACCTCTGGCGGTCGCAGCGATTCAGCTATCAGGCGCTCGGTGGCGAGGTCGGCGGCCTGGCCTCGTACGAGGTGACGTCGTCCGGGGCGACCCGCGAGGGCGTCATCCGCGGCCGGCTGGCGGTCGTGCCGTGGGACACCGCCACCTCGACCCCGGTCACCTACGACTCGACCGGCGTCGCCGGGGTGCCGGTCGAGCTGCCCCCGGTCGGCGACGACCCGCTGCAGTACCTGTACGCCTCGGTGCATGTCCTCGGCACCCCGGGTGCCGCGGTGACGCTGGATCTGGAGTCGGACACCACCGAGGACTTCGACGACGACCCGACGGTGCGGGCCACGATCGGTCCGCTGATGACGGCCGGCGGCACCTGGGTGACGCCGATCCCGGGGCCGATCACGCACACCTGGTGGCGGGTCAAGGTCGCTGTGATCAGCGGAGAGTTCACGCTCGCCGTCGCACTCGGCGTTCAGTAGATAGGAGAGGCATCGATGTCGGTGCTCGCACTGCTCAACATGTACGTCAGCGTCAACGGCTCACCGTTGCACGACCACGGCCGGCAGGCCATGCTGGCGCTCGACAGGGCCGCCCTGGACGCCACCGCGTTCGGCGACGGGTGGACCGTCCAGCACGGCGGCCTGCGGTCCGGCACGCTGACGATCCAGGTGCTGGACGATCTCGCCGACGACAACATCGACGAGATCCTGTGGACGGCGTACAACACGTCGTCGGGCATCGTGGCCTTCGAGGTCCGGCCACTCAACGAGGCGGTCAGCGCGTCGAACCCGTCGTACACCGGGAACGTGCTGGTCCAGCAGTACACGATCGGCGGCGACCTGAACACGATGGCGGCGAAGTCGCTCACTTTCCCACTGAGCGGCCCGGTCACCCGGTCGACGTCCTGATGGGGCTCGAGGTCGACATCACCGCCGGACGGGACCTGGCCGCCGTCCGGCGGGCACTGCGGGAGCTCGGCGACAAGGGCCTCGGCCGGCAGCTGTCCCGGGGCCTGTCGCGGGCGGTACAGCCGCTACGCCGGGAGATCAGGGCCGCGGCGCTCGACACGATGCCCAGCGGCTACGGGCCCCTGCTGTCCAAGTCGCTGCGGTTTCGCCAGCTGACGCGGACCTCTCGGCGCGAGGGCCAGGTGATCGAGCGCGTGTACGGCGACGGCCAGCGCGAGCGCCGGGACGTCGTCCGCATCGACCAGGGCATCCTGCGCCACCCCGTGTTCGGACGGACCCGGCCGCTCAAGCGACACGCGCTGTGGCGGGCGACCAGCAAGAGCAACCCATGGGTGGACCAGGCGGTCAAGCCCGGCTTCGCCACGGGCACCGCGGAGCGGATGCAGTCGGAGATCGGTGACGCGATGCGGGCGGTCCTGGACGAGGTCGCAGACAAGATCAGGAGGGCATGATGGCCAACGGCCTGCGGCTGCTGCCGCCGCTGCTGATCCGGCTGCACGAGGACGACCACGAGCGGTACGGGGCCGGGCCGTGGCGGTACGACGAGGCCGCCCTGCTCCGGCTGCCGTACGGCGAGCTGGTCGCGATCGAGGCCGCGATCGGCATGAGCCTGACGCAGCTGATGTCCCGGATGCGTCAGGACTACGTCGACGCTCGGCGGGCCGCGGTGTGGATCGCCCGGCGCATGGCCGGCATCTCCGAGCCGCTCGACACCCTCGAACCGGTGGTGACGCTGATGACCGTCGAGGTCGCGGGGGATGATGCCGACCCCCCGGCCCCGGCGCCGGGCTCCTCGTCGAGCACGGATCCGTCGCCAGCCTCGGCGACACCTGGGAGCCCTGGTTCACCTTCGTCGCACGCGTCCCGCCGCGCGACTTCGCGGCGCTGACGCTGGACCAGATCGCCCGGCACATCGACTGGTGGATCAAGCACCGAGGGAGGGCCGGTGGCGCAGGACAAGCGTGAGTTCCTGTTCTCCTTCCTCGGCCGCGAGACGGTCAGCCCGGCCGCGAAGCGCGCTGGGGACGCTGTCGACGACCTCGGCGACCGGATGTCGGACGCCCAGCGCGACGCGAAGCGGCTGGACGACCAGATCGCCAAGGTCGAGTCCAGCCTGCGGGACCTGGCCCGGCAGTACGCCGCCACCGGCGACGAGGCTTTCGTCAAGAGGATCCGCGAGCAGGAGCGCGAGCTGCGCAAGCTGCAGCGGGTCAAGGTCCACCTTAAGGACCTGATCGACGTCGGCGACGAGAGCATCACCGACGTCGGTGTGCAGGTCGGCGCCCGCATCGGCCCGATCGTGGTGCAGAGCCTCGGCCGGGCGGTCGCGTCCGCCGGGCCGGGCATCGCCATCGGCGCCCCCATCGTCGCCGGGATCGTGTCGTGGCTCGGCACGGCGACCGTGGGTGCGACCCTCGGTGCCGCGGCTGCCGGCGCGGTCGCGGGTGGCATCGCGATTGCGTCCCAGGACTCGCGCGTCCAGGCGGCCGCGGCGTCGCTCGCGGACTCGATCGGCGCCGAGCTGCGTGACGCCGCCGCGCCGCTCGTCCCGGCCACCCTGCGCGCCATCGACCGGGTGCGCGTCGCGTTCGACGATCTCGGCGATGAGCTCGGCGACATCTTCGGGTCCGCCGCCACCTACGTCACCCCGCTGACCGACGCGCTGATCGGGCTGGTGCGCGGCGTCGCCCCCGGGCTGCGCGACCTGGTGCAGGGTGCCCGGCCGGTGGTGCAGATGCTGGCCCGGGAGCTGCCCGAGCTGGGTGACGACCTCGGCGAGGCGCTGTCGACGCTGGCCGAGCACGGGCCGGAGGCCGCCCGCGCCCTGGGTCTGGTCCTGGAGGTGGCCGGCGCCGGTATCAACGCCGTGACCACGCTCGTCGACACGATGGCCGCATCTTTCAAGATCCTCGACGTGGTGTCGTCGCTGCAGCGTGGACCGGCGGCGCTGGCTGAGACGGTCGCCTACTACCAGATCCAGGCGGTCGCGGCGGGCCAGTCCACGCAGGATTGGGGATGGCAGCTCGGCGAGCTGGGCGCCGTGGCCGACGCGGCGACAGTGGAGGTCCGCTCACTGTCGGACGCCCTGGACGAGATCATCGGAGGAAATCTTTCTCTGGTTGACGCGACAATCGCGGCCGAGGAGGCGATCGACCAGGCCACGGCCACGATCCGTGAAAATGGCAAAAGCGTCGACCTGAACACCGCCAAGGGCCGGGAAAATGTCTCTGCCTTGACCGCAATGGCCGAGGCATTTAACAGGGAGACCGCCGCCGCCGACAAATCCGGTCAGTCGTCGGATCAGGCGGCGGCGATGCACAAGCGCCACGCTGACGCCCTCTACGCTGCGGCGCGGGCGGCGGGCTACACCGAGGATGAGGCGCGGGCTCTGGTCGCCCAATGGCTCAAGGTGCCGCGCAACGTCAACACCACCGTGACCCAGAAGGGTGCCGAGGCGGTCAAGAACGCGATCGCGGGCATCCCGAGCCGGAAAGATGTTCAGGTCGCTATCCGATTGACGGGGCAGACAAATGTCAGTGCCGTCATCGCCGCCCTGAACAAGAACCAACGGTGGGGCGGAATCGACTACGCCATGGCCGCCGGCGGTGCGATCGAGGCCCACTACGTCACCTCGCCGACCGTGCTCTATGGCGAGCGGGAAACCGGCGGCGAGGCATTTATTCCGCGTCTTGGCGATCGCGGACGGAGCATGCAGATCCTGGAGACGGCGGCCAGCTGGTACGGCGCCGATGTCGTGCCGCGCGGCAGTCGGGCGGCGATGGTCGCCGCTTCGGCGACGGCCGGCGGAGGTGGCGGGGTGGTCCGGGTGCAGATCTCGGCCGCGCC